ATATAAAGTACCTTGCGTTACACCACTTCCGGGTAAAATCTCCTCAGCCATGTGCGCTGCTTGACGCTCCGATGCTACATCATATAACTCTTTAAAAGATGGCAAGTCTTTTGAAGTTTTATATTGGCCACCACTTACTATATCCATTAAAGAACGTCTTTCTTTAAAGGCTTCTAACTTTCTAGATAGGTAACTCCATGTACTTGTATCAGGTCTGTTAATTTGCGGCATCTATATCATCCACTTCTTAACTGATTCAATAAAGTGTTCTGGGTCACCCTTCCCACCTTCCGTATTGTAATACTTCTTCCAATATTCCGCTTGACCTTCAATTGTATTTGGCATCCTTTTTGGAACTCTCCAATACTTTAAACGACAATGAATGATACCTGCTGCTATATTCTTCTCTAATATTTCTGACCATATTTCCTCATCAAACATTTGCCAATACTTTAAATCTACAAGACTTGCCTTCGCACATTTCTGCATCAATCCCTTACGATGTTTCAAATAGTGAGCAAGGTTGTCAACAGCGGATGCCGGTTCAACCTGCCAGAATGATCTTGCGGGGCCGTCTCCCATTTGTCGAATATATTCATATCTACTTTCAACTATTCCAGTTGCCACTACTAAACTGATTGCATCCTCAGAAGCAAACTTATCACCCATCCTTTGACAGGTGTCTTCTACTAAAGACCTGATTTGACTAACACTAATCATATTAAGCTACTATCCAACTCTTAGCCTTCTTTTTTGGTTTAAACCAACGCTTTTTTTCCTTATCACGCTTCATGTTGGTTGGAAACGAGTGCACTTGAGCATAATAAAGGCTCTCAATTGTATCGTCATGTGCCATTTTGGGGCCAAAAGTAACTATTTCGTTGATTAAATCAAACATATTCTTCCTCAAATGGATCGTTCCAGTACTAAATCTAGCTGAAAGGCCACTATATATGCGATTTCTTTTGTTGGTTCCGCCCGGTTTCTCAGGTATAACCGCTATATCAAACCTATTTAATCGCCTTCTTTCATCGTTTAAGGCTTGAAATATACTTCTATTCATAGCTACATCTTCCACAGTCGATGATGTACAATTATATTTTTCATGTAATTCAAGTATATAATCCACAACACCTTTCTTGCCAATTATCTCTCCATTGTCTGGAGCCTTACTACCAATAGTGGGGATGCTCCTGTGTCTTTCATATTCCAAAACATATAACTCATTGTTTGCATCTACTGCTATTACCATTATAACTGAAAAGTCAGCATGCTTTGTATCAATATCTGTTGCCGGATCACATCCAATGAATGTATTTACTGGTATCTCATTATCATCATTTACAATATAATTTACATCATTCTCATTTTTATAATAACCATCCCAATAACTAACGTGTCTTCTTGTCCACACTGCATCCTCATCACTCATTACTTCCATCATATATTCTTGATAATATTTTTGAGGTTGACCAGAATCCGCATAGAACTTCTTTTTTTCCTTCAACTTCTTTTCGTTAAAAAAGGAAGTCCATAATGGATTTCCATCATCAGTGATGGCTTTATATGTAATTACATTCCAAGCAAAATCTTCATTACTTTTTTTAGCTTTACTATGATTTGTGAGAAGATTGTTAATAAAAGAATCATAATGTACGGGAGTGCCATTAACACGCAACCTGCCAGTGTGAGGCTCAAGCGCTGGGTAGACAACAGCAGTGACAAGATTCGCGTTCTTATCCCTTGCTTCTCTTGTGATTGTGTTTGCTTCATGTTCAAAGTCATCCAGTACTATTAAATCATATCTCTTATGTAGTTTTGCTCCACCTCTTATACCTGAAACATTGGATTTACTAATTAACTTACATCCGTTTGCTAATTCAACATCTTCCTCTGTCCATTTTTTCCCTCTCATGCTCCCAAAATAATACCTTATTTTATCATTATAATCCAAGTGATGCTTTATATAATCCATATTTCCTACACTAAGTTTCTGAGTAGCTGATACCCAAGCATAGAATAGAAAGTCATCTTTAGGACAAAAAAGGAAGTCTTTGAGTATAGAAGCCTTTGTTAATACAGTTTTTCCATGACCACGTGGAATAATGATAGCAACTTGTTTTGTTTCTTTATCATCAATTACATCAGCAATCTCGTAATGAAAGAATGGAGTTTCACTACGCATGAAGTCATCAGCCAGAAACAACTTACCAAATGCAATTAGGTCTTTGTTGGCAAGTCTTAAAGCTTCTTCAGCTTTATCTACATTCTGACCGTTTATATTCAATCTTCTGTCATCCTATCAGGTACTTCCATACCCTCTATGATAGCCATCATTCTTTTTAGATAAGTTACTTGCCTAGATGACAGTGAATACAAATTATATGGTAACGACCTCTTATATTTCTTTAGATCAGATATTGCAATATCCAGTGGTAATTCTATTTTACTTGGCACCATTGGGTCTCTCCAGTCTCTTTCGTTCATTTAATTCTCCCAACATTTAATTCCATCTTTAGTTAACTCAGTTGTTACCCACCCTGTTCTTATTATCGGATACATAGAATAACGAGCATAATTAGCATACCGTAGGAATGAACCACCCCTGACATACCACCTTCTTCTAAGAGATTCTTCTCCATCTACTATCTTTATTGAATCAACTGGTTTAGCATACAACTGATGATTGTGTCCCAATATGAACACATCACCATCTGAATATACTGATGATAACTTATCCAGCTCAAGGTCACCATTCTTAGCACCACTCTTACCATGACCTGATACAATATTCCATACAGAACCTGCAATATCTACTGACGTATATCCGGGGTACTGAAAATAAGGAACATTCATTTCAGCAGCTAATGTCTTACAAACATCAAAATCTAGAATAGTATAGCTTCTAAGAAAATCATGGTTACCACCCCGTATGAATAGACATTTATCCTTTATTGGATCAACAAGTTTTAAAAATGCAAGATATTGTTCATCTGGTGGAATGTTCTGACCTCTTTGATTTATAGCCTTATATCCCGGTGGTATTAGTTCAAGTAGGTCTCCATTACCAAACCATCTTGCGTTTCTATCTCTCTTTATTATTCTTACAGCTTCCTTGAACTTCTTTAAGTCAAATTCAACAGCACCAACATGAATATCAGTTAAACAGTGAATACGAAGTTTTTCTTTTGATTTTATGGTAAATATTTCACCGGGCTTTATTGATGGAAATTCATCGGATATTACTGTATCCAGTGGAACTGAAAAGTTTTTTGAACAAGAATTACACTTAAACTTCTGATTTGTTTTACTCTTATTAAACTTTTTACCGTCCTTTTTAACATACATACTGGTACAATACGGACAAACCATTATTCACCCTCCTCTATTTGTTTCTGTTCTCTTGTCGCTCCCTCTAGTTCATCTGGAGAAAAGCCTTGGAAAACACCAAGTAAACCTACCTCTCTTTGTTTTACTGTGGATCCCGAAGTACCAACTATCTTACCTAATTCTTTTGTGGATTGTAATATTATATTATCATCTTCACTATAATCAGCTAATCCCTTTAGTTTACCAAGTATATACTCATGGTCAATACCAAGGCCCTTAGCTACATCTAATACTGATTTTTCTATTTCTTTCATTACTCTCTCCTGTTTTAATAGTATTGTTGCCTTTTTCCTAGCTTTATTATCAGATAATTCTGTATATGCGTTCTTGTATGCTTCCACTGCTCCCATACCAACTACTATATTTGTAGCAAATTCTCTTTCCTTCTTGGTTACTTTCTTTCTTTCGACTACCCTTTTATTAGTATTTTTTATCTTTTTACTAAATGTATATCTGTTTGGATGTGAATTGAAGTCAGTATCCATCTTAACATTTTGTCTATTAAGAAAACTTCCCACAACAGTTCTTACCCAACCATTTGCATATTTATAATTCTTCCTATCTCCGGGGTGATTTACTTCCTTGCTGACTTTTAATAGTTGAACAATTCTATTGTCATCACTTAACACCCAGTCACCTTCATTAGCTTTACGCCAGTCAAATACTACATTTGTACCGGGGTTGTGTTCTAAAAACTCTTCTAGCCCATCATAAACACAATGGGTTTTATTTTTAATGGATTTCTTTTCCAAATCTTAGTTCGTTGACTTGACTCGCTAAATTATCTATTAGATCATTAACTTCTTGTGGAATCATATACATATTCCCGTCTATCTCAATAGGACTATAATCGTGGGATAAATTTTCAAGTACAAATTCTTGTTGTTCTCTAGGTAATCCCGATAATTCTTTTATTTCATCAGCCATGGTAGAACATAAACCATATTTCATTAATACTCAACACTTACATAAGCCATTGGAGTTACATTAGCTATATTATTAGGTGTAAAATTTGCACTACTAACATACTCTCCCCATATTTTCTTACGTCCTTGTATTGTAATTGGTTGAACACCTGACCATATAATAGAGTCGCCGTCCATACAATAGGCATGGAAATAGGCATCATATTCACCCTCTTCCATTAAATAAATATAATAAGTAAATACAGGCCTCCATGAATTAGCGTTGTCTGCTTGTTCTGCATTAGCAAAGAAGTATATAGGCACATTATTTTCTGCATCAATTATATTACGTTCAACTGTCATAAAATCATCTCCACACGACCAAGCATAGAAAATAAATAATACACTTAATATTAAACCTGATATAAACTTACTCATTTTGTAGCGTCCTTCATTACTTCATCATAAAATTTCTCTGAAATCATACTCTTTACACCGTCAGACCAGTGGTATGTAAGAGGATGGTTCTCAAGTACATCATAAAATCTTTTTTTTAAATCAACACCATCTTTTATTATTGTTGTATTAGACACAAGTTCACCTAATTTGTATTCCATATTATTGTCTTCTTTCGTTATTCCCTCTAATATAGATGCAAATAGCCTCACTTCTTCTTCTTACGCCAGCTTAGAGGATTCATGTTAAATTCCTTTTGGTACCATTTGAGTTGTTCTTCCATAATTACCATTCTTTCGTCTTCAGCTTCAATATGTTTTGCTACCAACTCTTGTATTTCATCACTAGCATCTGACATGCTACGCTCAAGTTCTTGTATTCTCCACTCAACCTGTAAATATCCATATACTGTTGCCGCAATCAATACACATACCTGAGCGAGCCACTTAATATTTAACGATATAACAGCATTATCATCAATAATTGCAGTCTTCATTGACCTAGAAGTCTCATGCCCATTACTACTTCGATTCATTTAAATTTCTTTTTCTTACCACCGTGATATTCATATGCATGTCCATTAATCTTTAATAACTCATTAAGACTATCATCATATCCTTTTAAAAATATTTCTCCAAGCACACGACCATACTTACCAACGCCATGAGATTTAAGAGTAAAGTCCCCTTCGTCTGTCTTCTCCAGTAAATCCTTCACATATTCCTTGGCAGCTAAACCTTTCACCTTTTCTTCTTTATCCCGGGTACGACATTCCCAAGTATCCACTCCATATAGTCTAATTCTCTTCTTTACCCATATATCAAATCCTAGATCAATCATGGCATCACAGGTATCACCATCAACCACTCTCAATAAACCTGCTGGATAAACGAATTTATCAGGTTTTTTCATTATACATAGACAATTTGTATATTGCTATCCATAGAAGTATCGCACATATCGTATAAAAAGCTACCGGTGACACATGTTGTATCGGCATTATAAGGAATGTCGCAACTAACCATGCGAGTATTAGCCTTGGTATTAATTTTTCTTGTTTCATTTATATAATTCGGATTCATTTATTATCCCCTCATTTATATTATCTATTCCCCCCCTGCCACCCTATAAGGTAAAAAAAAATAAAATTGTATCAAACTACTAATTGCCCAAGTGCTTTAAGAAAAAAATTATACCATTTTGATGTGCGTCCTTTTTACACTATATACCC